CAATACTGATGTCAAGATCGCCTGTGGCAATTCTTAAGGTATCCCCAGCATCCGTTGTTTTATTTGCTGTTAGCGTTCCCCACAACAAAAGGTTTCCGGCAGTAGAGGCATCAAATATCCCAATCGCAACGACCGTTGCGGCAGGCATCCCTGCAAAGTCAATGTTGGCGCTATTGGATGTAGCGCCGCTTGCAGAAGCAGTAAATGCTGCTGACTGTCTAGCATATGAGCCACCAGTAACTTGCGTTCCACCACCGGTATCATCCGGAGCTACCGTGTACAGCCCAACATAAACAGCAGCGGGCATTGTAAATGACGTAGTGCCAAGAAAGTGATCTATTAATTTGTTTTCAAGATAGTTAGAAAGATTGCCAGCCATTTACGCCTCCAATTTATTATAGTAGAATTCCTTTTCTTCGTCACTAGGCATTCTGAAGTTAGGAAGTTTAAGAAGCCGTGCTGCTTCTTCCGCATCTATTTCTGCCATTCGATTTTCTTCTTTGCTAAACTTAAAGCCCGAGGGAGTGTGGTATGCAACCCCGCTTTCAAAATAAATTAAAAGCTTTCCATTTTTCACAATAGGATCTGCGGCCTTGTGTTCTTTAGTTGCTTTTTTTGGCTTTGTTGTTTTTGAGTTTACATCTTTAGATGTTACAATATTTTGTATTTCAGTCATACACCAATCCTATCATGTATTGATAAATAAATCAATCGTATCCTATGGACAATTTTATCGCACATACTAGTGAGGCGGGGGGTATAATTCTCCCCCCGCCTCACAACTAGCACTACGATATTACAGTGTGCGCAGTTTCACGTTTTTGGCGATAACGAACGGCTCGACATGCTCGATTTGGTTCGCAACACGCATAAACTGTGTGTACTGAATTGTGTCTGTCTTTGGCTGGAACTGACGGTAGACGGTGATGTCTCTGTGCAGACCCACAACTTTGTTGTTGGGGAATGTCAATTCAACATAACCATGGTTGCCAGCTGCACCCGAGTAGTCACCGGAGATAGTCTCTGGAAGGAGCGGGATCTCCACCAGTGGAATGCCATAAGGGGCAAGACCAGTTACACCAGGACCACCGTTTGCACGGATAGCACCATTCATGAATGCCTGTTCACCAAATGTAGAACCAGGTGCCGGAGCGCCTGCTGTTGCGGCTGTTGCCGAGTTTGGATTCTGCAAGCTGAACGAGACGTCCTGAACCACGCCGGGACCAGTGTAGAATCGCAACTCATTGCGCTTCTGCAGGTACTTGTTCGGCATGTTGCGCAGAACTCTGTCAAATGTTGCACGGCTAACATTGTTGCCGCCTTCATCAACAACTGTTGCACCAGCAAGGGCTAGTTTGGTGAAACCATCAAGCGCCTTGAGCAATGTATTGTTTGAAGATGTGTTGCCGCTAATCAACAAGTCATCAAGGTCATTAGCTGTTTGACGAGCCATTACTTGAGCCAAGTGATCTTCGAGCGAAGCACCTTCAATGTTGTCCTCGAGAGACTCAGTGCTGAGCTCCCAGTCCAAACGCAGTTTAACTGATGTGAGCGTTACCTTTGAGAAAGTAACAGCCGCATTTGAGCCATCGTTTGTTGCTTCAGTTGCCTTACGCATCAAGCGAGTACCAATTGCCAGCTTATCAATTTCGATTTGCGGTGTGCGCATGCGAACAACGCGAGCGTTCTTCATGAGAACGGACTGATCGATCACATAATCAAGGAAACGATTTGATTGCTCAGGCTTGAGCAATCCACCGCTACCCGCGTTGACTACGCTGCTGGTAACTTCATTAGCTTTAGATAAAATTTCTTCTTGTGTTGCCATAGTAATTTTGCCTCCTTAACTTATGACTTATAGCCCAAGGATTTAATTATTCCCTGGTCCAAATAGATGTTGTCCCAAAAAGGCTTCTCGGGTTCAGACTTGACTAAAGCCTCTACCTGATCGTCATCTTCCGGATCAACACTCTTCTTAACTGCTCCAGCTTGAGCGAATTCCTCAACTCTTGCTGTTTGCTCTTCGAGAGACTTCTCTGTTGATTCCAACTTTTGAGAAATCTCTTCTTTCTGGGTTTCAAAATTCTTAGTTACTTCATCAATCTTAGCTGAGACGTCTGCCTGAACTTCAGCCTTAAGCGAAGTAGCAAAGTCATTAAGCTTTTGATCGATGACGGAACCAAGAGCTTCTTTCAGAATCTCTATATCCATTTCTTCCTCCATCTGATCATTTTTCACTTCGGCTTCGATTGAAGCTTCAGCCTGCTCACTTTTTTCAAGTGAATTATCTCCTGGCTGATCTGTTAACCAGGAAACAAACTTTTTAACTAGTGATAGTTTTTCGGATTCTTTGTCAATAGAATTATCCATAGGTATCACTATACCATAATTTTCATCATTGAGCAACAGCTTTTCGTCAATCATATCCACCTCCGAAACTTCTGGAAGCTCGTTGTATACGCTGTCCAAAAGGAAGTCTAAAAGATCTTCCGATCTATAGTCGACATTTTCAGTCTCCAACATTAACAATGTATCAATCAGAGCCTCTTCACTATTTACTTCATTAACATCAAAAGATTTATTAGTTTTTTTCTTTGAATTTTGATACCTTTCCAGCAATCTTCTACCCTTGGCGGCGAGCCGTGCTGCGTCCGCTCCGTTCTGCGGGACCGGCTCCCCCCATGCCGTAGCAGAGAGGGCGAGGCGAGTTGGTTCGCCATTCGGCTTCTTCATAGGGCCAGATGGATTAGTAAAAAATCTTGTAAGGAAAGAACCCTTGCGGCGCATTTTCTCCGGAGTGTCGGCAGCACCCTTGACACCCGGTTTAAGATTAGCCCCTTCTTTTTGATTAAAGTAACGCCTGCCTGCCGCTGTTAAACCACCCTTGGGGTCTTTGATTGGCTGTTTCTTTTCAATCCCACCATCGGTGCCAAGAATATAATCGAGCGCACCATCGTCTGCTTTTTTAACAAGATCAATTGTAGCAATTGCGTTAGCTGGGTTATCAACTAAACTTAGCTCGCCAAGATCATACTGTTTAATAATATGCACAGGTCTTCCGTTATGAACTTTATTTTGCACCATTTCTTTTCTTACAATCTTTCCGCCAATTGAAAATGCACGAAGCGTTCCGTCAAGAATTTTTTGCCATGTATTTTCTGCACCTTTTGAAATGTAGGCTTCGACTTGAATGGCATTATATTCCTCACCCTCTACGCCTCTAATCTTAATTGGCTTATAGCTAATTGCCTTACCAACGGCAATCGGTGCGTGCATTTCGCGAATGTTGCCTTGCCAGCTCTTAAAAGCAGATAGGGATGCTTCGAAATCAACAATGTCACCGACTTTATCAATATTGTCAGCAGTTGCAATTCCCGAAACTATTCTCTCTTCTTTCTTGATCATATCAATTGGGAAGGATAGGTTAAATGTGGTCATAGTTTAATTTTAGTTTAATCAACAATCTATTATACAGCAAATTATCCTATGGCATAGACTGCTACGACAACATTTGCCGTAACAATCTGAAACCTTGTATAATCCCCGGGGATTTCAACATAATTCTTATTTGCTGGAATCAGGACCTGGTGGGGCCCCCCATTTAACTTCACCACAGCATCTGTGCTTTCATTTGTATTATGAAAGTAAATACTGGCGGTGTGGTTATTTAAGGACACGGTATTTGCCGTGCTATCCACCCCCGTACTCGAATAAACAATACCCATTGCGTTACTCATTGACTACCTCCTAAGTTGTCTTGATTTTCTCCCCGTTCAGCCTGGTCTCCAGACTGCCTTGGGTCAGTGGATTGCCCCTCGGAATCCGCCGCTGCGTTTCTTGGAGCAATTATATCATTATTAGAATTTCCAAACGGAGCGCCCGGCCCCTCTTTATCTCTCTTAGTGGGGAACGGCAAAGGGGCGTCCCCATCCGATCTCTCTGGCAATCCAAGCGTTGACCTAACTTCATTTGGAGTAATAACTTCAGTTCTAAGATATCTGTCGTTAATCCTAGACTGAATATCTTCATCAACAAGGTCTACGCTCCTGAACTTAAGAACAAATAGATCACTAAACTCCATCATAACTCTATTTATTCTTTTTTCGATTACTGATTGATCTGGCGCAACCACTTGCATTTTAAATGTTTTATCAGCATCTCTTGAAACAGCCAGGTTGGCATTATCGTACACTCCAACCTTTGGGGCCGGCACTCTATTTGCAACAAGAATTTCATCTCTATTAGATTTACGATACTTATCAAACGATGCATCCTGTATACCGGCTTCTAATTTTTCAAAACGAATGTCGCTATCAGCGCCAATGGATGCGGGAATTGGAATAACAAGAGTACCGTGATTGCGTCCCTTGACTTCCTTTCTAAAATAATTAATTAATTCTTGTTTTGATTTATTACTTAGTTTTGCACCTTTTAGAATTATAGCATACCGAGGAATAGCTTTATTTTCAAAATAGTCAATATTATATTCTTTCGCAAACTTGTCGCCAACAATTGCAGACGCAGCAGAGACTGCAGGCGGAATACCGTAATATGTGTTCTTAGGAGAGTAAGTCTTAAAATGAATAACCTCATTCGGTCTTGGGTCTGAGTTGATCGGATCCTGGGTTTCTTTGTCGCCGTAGTTTCTAAAAAAAACTGCTGTGATTTTGTTGCTTCTTGCGATTTGAACGAATCCATCTCTTTTTCTCCTTACCCTAACAAGTGTTCCAGGAATGTGCCCAATGTATCCGATTTGACCAGAATTGTTTCTTCCGATTTCAAGATACCCATTGCCAATTGTTAAAACATCTTGCCAAACTTTTATCATTGTTTCAATAAAAGTTTCTTCAATATTTAAATTTTCAAAAACCTCTTCTAGTCTTTCTTTTTCATCTTGCAATTCTTTTCTCACTCTGTATAGTTTTTCTTCATTATCAGTTGCTTTCTCTATTCTTCTTCTAGCCTTTAGTGTTTCTTTAAACTCAAAACCAAGACCAACGGTATTCATAACTCTTGCAGTTACTGAAGCGTTATGGATTGCACTAGAATCAAAAAGACTAGACAGGTTGTCTAAGTCATACGGAGGGTTGACAATATCGTATAGTGAGTATCCATCCAGCGTTTCTGGATCAATGTACTTTGTTCCAACGCCATCAATGCCAACAAATTTTTTAGAAAGTTTATTGGCTTTTCTTTTCATCTTTGGAGACAGCGAATTAAAACTAATTTTTAAAAACGGATCATCTATTACCGGCGTAGACTCAAAGCCTATATAGGAGACATCCTCTATCTCAGTATCAGCATCAGTGTCTTCAACATGAACCATTTGCTTTCCCATACTACCTCTTTAAATTATCAAATAAATCTTCATACGGGTCGGGAATCAATCCATCCTTTAGCCGCTCAACCTGATCATCTCTTTCACTACCACTAATCTTCCTAGCGCCGTGGACCCAAGACACCCGGCCTTCTTCACTACCGGTCCAATACTTGGCTGCTTGGGCAACTCTTTTCTCAATACTCTTGTCGCCAACAAAGCCTTCTGCAGACAGCACACCATCACCATCCGACAGGGGTGTTCCGTCTGGCATAATCCAGATACAAACCCCATAGGTTCTTGGCGGAACCCATAGGCGACTGTTTTTAATAGATTCGTGACTCATTGAATATATTGTACACCACTTTCGTTAAAAAAAGTACAAAAATGAAGAATATAGGTACAACTTAACCCAGTCTCTCTGAATACCACGCACTGCTTGGGTCATTTTACCGGACAAGCGCCAGTTGCGCAGTCATCAATCAGTATTTCGTAGTTACCAACATTTTGTTGGAGGGGTACAGAGAAATCAATTTTTTCGATTGTCTTGTTGTATTCCTCTTCAGATATCTCTTCGTAAGGAGGCAGCGGGAAGTTGTGATCGCTGTGCAGGAGGAAGGAAACTGACTTAACTGAGTTATCATAGTTCTCCTCGAGCCATTTTTTAATATCTAGTAATTCTTCTTTTCTGTAGTATACGGTTACTGAAACAGCATTGTCTGCCCAAACAGTTTGCATTTTCTTAACCCACTCAAGCTGCTCGATTGCTGTCATATTTTTTGCAAGCACAGAACCTTCTGGTGACTTGCATGGAAACTCAACAACATATCGAGTATGATCTTCTCGCCCATCAAGCCCCACATCCCAAACAACTTTGTAGCCGCGTTTACGACATGAATCAACAAGAGGGTCGGATGAACCAAACCGAACTCTTCTTGTATAATACGCAGCAAAGGCCGGATGAATTCCCGGGGTAACTCCCGGAAGCAACGACAGCGTGCCAGATGGCTGGACCGTTGTTAACCTAACCGAAGGACTCCAGCCTTTTTGCTTACTATACTGCTTATCAAACTTCTTCAAGTTATTGTAAACCTCAGATAGCCAGGATATCTTGCTTTCATCACATTGGAGTATTCCTGTAATTGATTGTCCCAGTCGAGCATTTTTGTGAACGATTTTATTTGTTTTTTCATATGGATATGATAAACGAGTAACTTGTTTTTGCACCTTATAAAGCAAAATAGAAATTTCTTTAAGCTGTTCTATTGAGGAAACATTTGGTAAAAAGATGGTAGAAAGATTGCACGATTCACCATCAGCTAATGCAATTTCTGCACAGGGATTAAATCCCTCAACAGAGTTGTCTTGGGAGTGCTCCCCGAGCCTGCCAACCGTTCTTGCCAACTTTCTGTTTACAAGACCATAGGGCTCGCCAGAGCCATCATACCCCTTCCATAGCTCCGGAAGAATTTCATGGTATGCGTCTGCGTAAATGGAGTTGTTGCTGTTTGCTCTCCATGCGGGAACCGAGCCAGAAGACCAGTTTTTTGCACGAAGAAATAAAATATCATCTGGGTCGCCAATAGCAATTTGCGCCGAGCGGCGAGAGGAGCCAGACACAACAATTTTACCAATGATATTGCAAATATCTAACACATCAATAGAGCGAAGTTTTTTGCCAATACGATTGTTTAAAACTTTACAAATATCCTCGATGCCCTCAACAAGAGCACCGGGGCCCGACGCAGTTCCACCAAATGTTTTTAAGGGAGCACCAAACTCACGAATAAGTATTGTTGAATACGTAAAGCTTTTACCAGTAATAAAGTATGATTCTAAAACTTTATGAAGCAGTTCCCTCCACCCCTGGCGGGAATCTGGAACAATGAAGTCGGCATCTCCACTTCTTTCGGCAATAACATGTTTGACTTCCTTTACTTTTGGCAAATCGTGAATCTTAGATCTCTCCACAGAGAAACCAACTCCACCACCCAGCATTAGGTAATCAAAGACTAATTCGAAATCCTCAATCTTCTCAATGTTTGTAAAAAAACAATTATTTAAAGATGTGCCAGAAAACTTTGAAACAAGTGGAGTGCCAAGTTGCCACAAAGCCCTGCCGGCAACTGTGCAGCGCAAATTAAACATGTGATCAAAAAGATGTTCGGCTTCTTCTTGTGTAAAATCAACACCAATATCAACTGCACCATCAACAATTCTTTTTATGGTTTCAATCCACGTTTCGGATCTACCGGCTCCTTCAATTTTCCTGCTGTAGGTTCGAAGGTAGACAACCTCCCCCATTCCTCCAAAACCCCATGGTGGTGTAGCACCTGTGTATTTAGACAAAAAATTAGATGATAGTAATGACATTTTATACCTCCTAGAAAGTGGGACTATTAATAATACTTTATTAGAATACAGCTAGCAATCAAAAATACTAAGGTCTATATTAGTTGCTCGTAATATTTG